GTGCCGAAGATCAGGTTGATCTGTGGGTCCGGCTTGTACTCGAACGCGGGGATGAACTGGGCCAGAAAGGAGAGCGTCCACACGCCGGTGATGACGAGAGCTATCGCGTTGAGGACAGACTTCGAGAGCACACCTCACCCCCTCTACCAAGCCACGGCACTAGTCGAAATCGGCACCGGGCGCGGCGGGCGAGACCAACATCATTTTACAGGGGAACGATCTCCGAGGCGCGGTTACAGGTACTTCGACGGGGAGCCGAAGCGCGGCGGCAACCGGTCACCACGGGTGTCGTCCAGCGGCGCGCCGAGCAGCCGGATCGCCAGCTGATCGGCGCTCTCCCGGGTCGGTGCCTTCTTCATCGCGCGCTTCTTGGCGTGCGCTTCGAGCTCCGAGGGCGTGTAGGCCCGGTGCGGGTCGAGACCGAGCCGGCGCGTCTTGAACTGGTGGCGGATCCGGCGGATGTTCTCGGCCTTCACCGCGATGTGCTCCATCGACATCGGAGCGGTGCGCTTGATGAACTCCAGCGGATCTTCAGCCTCGGAGGTGAGCATGCGCGTCGCCTCGCCGACCAGGATGCGGTGGTCGCTGACGCCGGGGGCCCCGTACAGCCGGCGAGCACCCATCGCCTTGCGGATCTTGCGCATCTTCGCCTTGCGCGCGTGCTCGATCGTCGGCGCGTTGAACAGGTGGTCCGGGTCGACCAGCTGCGTGGCGACCGAGTCGACCTCGCCCGGCGGTGCGAAGACCAGGTGGAAGATGTCGTCCCAGCCGCCGTCGGACTCGGGGTCGATGCCGTACTCGGCCGCGCGGCTCTCGAACACGTCGGTCGGCATGATCTCGACCTTGAGCGCCGGGATCGTCGGGTCGTCCAGTAGCGAGCCGACGCCGAGGGTGGCCACGTAGAGCGGGTCCGAGTTGACCGTGGACAGCTCAACGTGGTGGACCACCAGGTCGTCGGTGACGTCGCTCATGAGCCCTGCCCCGCGACCGCGTCGGCGAGGATCTCGTTCAGCGACACGAGCAGCATCCGCATGCCGACCTTGAGGTTGGGCCGCACGGCGTTGCCGGTGTTCAGGCCGAACAGGTTCTCGATGTGCACGGTGGTGTTCATGGCCAGCACGTCGCGGGTAGAGATCGGGTCAATTGCGGTGCCTCCGCCTTCGTCGCGGTTGTTGACCGAGGCCGACACGATGGGTACGTAGGGCAGCGTGCGGGGCACGGTGAAATTGACGCCGGCGCCGGTGATGTAGCCGGTCGAGCTCGTGTTCTGGATCGTCCAGCCGACGAAGACGATCGCCTCGGTGCCGTCGGTGCCCCTGAAGTTGGGGAAGAAGCCGCGCAGCTTGATGCCGTCGTCCGCCGCGAAGAAGATGCCCTGTTCCGGCGCGCCGGTGACCGCGTTCTTGGTTCCGATGGCGGCGATCGACTCTTCGAGGTCCATGTAGCCGCCCCGGTTGATGGTGTCATCGCCCCGGTCGGTCAGCCCCGCGAAGATCGTGTCGGGGGTGAGCACCATGCGCGGCTGGACGTTCACCTCATCCGAGTCGATCGCGCGCATTTCGATGTTGACGTCGTCCGGGTAGGTGTCGCTGACGTAGGAGTAGATGCGGCCGTAGGCGTTCTCGTTGAGCTGCGGGAAGAAGCGGATCTCGTTGCCCGGGCCCGAGATGACCACACGCCGGCCGCTGCTGCCGGTCTCGAAGGTCGCGTTGGCGATGACGATGTCGGCCTGCAGCTTGTCGGCGGTGACCGCGCCGGCGGCGAGCTTCCCGGCGGTGATGGAGTTCGCGGCGAGCGCGTCGGCCTGGATGCTCAGCGCGAGGATCGCACCGGCGGTGACCGACCCGACCGCAAGGTGCTCAGCCTGGATCTGGTCGGCGGCGATGTGGTTAGCCTGGATCGCGTCGGCCGCGATGGCGAACGAAGTGACCGAGGCGGCGGCCAGGTGCCCGACCCCGATCGCGTTGGCCACGATCTTCTCGCCGTCGACCGAGCCGTCCGCCAGCTTCGTGACGTCGATCGACTCGCCCTGGATCTGGATGGTGCCGACCGAGTTCGCGGCGAGCTTCGCGGCGGTGACCGCGTCGTCCTTGAGGTGCAGCTCCTCGATCGCCCCGTCGAGGATGTCTTTGCCGACCACCTGCACCGGGCTGGCCGTGACCGCTTGCGAAGGCTGCGACTCGGCGGTATCGATGCCGACGCTGGTCAACCAGACCCGGTACGGCTTCGGGTCCAGTCCGGAGATGATGAAGACCGAGTTGGTGGATCCGATGATCGTGCCGACGATGACGCCGGGGGTGATCGGGTCGTCACCGACACCGGTGCCCGAGCTCAGGTAGACGTTGACGTGCGAGAAGCTGCGTGGCCACGGCGGATCGGTGCTGCCGTTGCTGGCCACCTTCAGCGTGCCGAAGCCGCCGGTGACGGTCGGTGGGTTCGGGATCTCCGGCGGGTCGAGCGCGATGGGTGAGGCGCCGCCGACGTAGCTGCCGTCGTCCTGCTTGCCGATCACGTTGCGCACGTTGCCGTCCGCGTCGTAGACCACCAGGCTGCCGTTCTCGATCGAGCTGAAGCCCAGGGAGCTCTGGTTCTGCCCCATGTTGATCAGGTCGATCTGACGCTGCTGCTCGGCGATCTGGTTGCCCATGAGAGCAAGCGCGCGGTCGTCAGCTCCGGCGACAGGAGAGGTCATCGTTCAGCCCCCTCAGATCGGCTCATGCGGCGGGACGCCCGGGTCGAACGGGTCGGGCGTCTTGTTCAGGTCCGGGATGATCGCCTGGTCGTCGTCGATCTCCGCCCAGGTCAGCGCCGGGATCTTCGCCACCGGCTGCGGGTCGGGGATCGGCTTGCCGTAGGCGAACTGCTCGGAGCGACGCGTGGTGCAGGTGATCGTGTTCTTGGCCGGCTCCCAGGTGTAGGCGACAACCCGGTGCCAGAACTCCACGTAGCCGGCCCACGGGATGTAGCCAGTGATCAGGAACTCGTCGCCGACCATGAACGATCCGAGCGGCGCGTTGGGGTGCCAGTCCTTGAGCACGACGGTGCCGATGGTGATCGCCGCAAGCCGGCGCAACAGTTCGTCCCGGGCGAGCGCGGACATCTGCTGCGGCGTGAACAGGGTGCCGTCCTTGACGATGCCGACTCGGCGGATCCGCTTGGGGTCGGCGTTGCCGTAGTAGGCCCGCAGTGCTTCCCGACCCTCGCCCGCGCCACGCGCCAGGATCTGCGAGGCGTAGCCCTGCGCGCCGGCGGACTCCTCCAGGGGGATCGCGGCCAGCAGGTTCTCGTCCTGGGCGATCCGCAGCTCGTAGCGCTTGCGACCCAGGCGCGGGTACGCGAGCTCCAGGCTGCGGCGCGGCTTCGGGATGACCGAGATGTCGTGCGTCGGGTCCTGGTCCCAGAACGTGACTTCGCGGTACTCCATCTTCGCGGTCCGGGCCAGGTTGTCGAACTCCTGCCCGGCGTCGGTGTCGTTGAACCAGGCGAGGGTGTACGGCACCGCATCCACCATCTCGGGGTGAAAGCGATAGATGGCGCCATCGTTATAGGTGACCAGCAGGTCAGGGAAGTCCGGGGCGAACGGCGCGGTCGACGGGTTGGCGTCGAACTGATGGCCGGTGATGGTGATTTCTTCGCCCTCGGCCAGCTCCCGGGTCGGCGGCTTCTCCTCGGTTTGATTCTGCTCGTCCCAGACCAGGAAGCCTTCGTCGGTCAGCTTCTGGGTGGCCGGGATGCCGAGCAGCAGGTTGCTCATGGTGTTGGTCAGCTGCACGCCGAGCCGCGCGTCCGGGTAGGACTCCAGGTGATTCCAGATCCGGCGCATCACGTCAGCGGCATCGGTGGCCACGTAGTCGTCCCAGCCGAAATACGGGACACCCTGGGCGTAGCCGGAGAAGCCGAGACCCTCGACGGAATAGTCCTCACCGTCGATGCGCGCCGGCTGCAGGATGAACGAGCCGAGCAGCTGACCGTCCTGGTCGACGTGGATCCAGGTCGCCCAGGCGGTGATGCCGAGCTCTTGGAGCGTCGGGGACTCCGGGTGCAGCTTCGCGGTCAGCGCGCCGGGCCCGGAGAGCTGCCAGGTGATGGAGACGTCGACCAGTGGCAGCTCGTAGCTCAAGAATCTGTGCGTCCTGATGTCTTGGGCGATGAAGCGCACCGGCTTCTGCGGCTGCGGCGGCCGGGTCTGGGTCAGCAGGTCCGCGTTCGGCGGCGACACGTCGTGGTACTCGCCCTGGATGTACGCGTACGGCACGCCCTTGAGCGAGGTGCGGTCGGTGATGGACAGCGCGTCGTGGTCTGCCACACGTGCCGCTGAGCTGGGCATGGTGGGCTTCGGAGTCTGCGTCACGGTGCCGCCGAAGTGCTTGGTCGAGCCGGTGGTGACGGTGCCGGTCTCCGGGACACCGACAGGTGGGCGACCGGGCGGGCGGATGTTGCCGGTGACGGTGCGCGCGACCTTGTATGCCTTCGGGGTCGACACGCCGGCGTGCAAGGTGGTGGTCGTGGTGACCGTCTTGACCTTGCTCGGATCCCAGGCCACCTGCGTGACGCCGACCGTCGTGACGGTGTTGCCGGAGCGGAACGGAATGTCGAAGGCGTCATGGAACGAGGTGTGCGCGAATTCGACCCAGCCCGGCCGCGTGGTGACGTTGCGGTCGTTGTTGGTCAGGTCGGCCGCGACTCCGCCGTAGTAGAGCGTGCCGGCGTAGCTGGTCGTCACGGTGTTCGCGGCCTTGTAGCCGATCTCCAGCACGACGCGGTCACCGACCTGCACCGCGACGGAGCTGCAGGTGCCGGTCAGCTGCACGCCGGCGGCACCGGTGCCGAATCCGGTGACCGGGAACTCGGTGCTGCCGTCCAGCGCCAGAGCGGTCAACGTGCCGCGCACCGTGGCGGTGTTGCCGGCGGTGACGTACATGTGGATCCGGGTCACCATGTTCGCGGCGGCGTTCGCTTCGAGCCAGCCGGCGACCAGGGTGAAAGCCCCGCTGAGCGTCCCGGGGTTGTTGACCGGGTCGCTGATGAACCGCCGCAGCAGCACCGCCCACGACGCCGAGCTCGACGTCTCCGCCTTGACCGCCGTGGTGCCGGTACCGACCTTGCGGCGCGCCAGGTGGTTGGCCCCGGTCAGCGCGGCGTCGGTCCACGTGCCCCGGATGTTCGGCGGCGTGTAAGGAGCGGCTTCGGTGGTGAGGTACAGCCTGAGCGCCACCGGTTACCCCTTCTTCGTGTGCGATACCGCCCGCTTGGCGTTCCACTCCGCGACCGCCGCGCATGCCTCGGCCCGAGATCCGGGATTGACGTGCTGCAGGCCCGGCCAGTTGAGATCTCCGGTCAGGCACATGCGCTTCGCGGCGTTGACAGCGGTGGCGATGGCACGACTGATGTCCATGCCGCTCTCGGCGTGTAAGTGGACGGCGATACGTTCGATGTAACTGGGCAGGCCGCCGGCGCGCTCGACCCAGTTGCTCTTGGGGCTGCGATCCAGCGCACCCATGCTCAGCTCGCGCCCTGGACGATCTTGTTGCTCAGCTGGTACTGACCCGCCACGCCGAACACCTCGGTAGCCGGCAGCGGGCCGCCGAGCAGGAAGGTGCCGGCGGTGCTGGCCGACCAGCGCGCGAAGAAGTTGACCGTGGACCCGGCCGGCACATCGAACAGCACACCGCCGTTGGTCGCCTCGCCGGCGCTCGCAGCCGGGTACGTGGTCGTCTTGCGGGGACAGCCGGCCAGCTCGTTGGCGCCGGTGGTGCCGGGGTCGCCGGTGTGTAGCGAGTACCAGTCGGCTCCGCCGTTGACACCGAGCGAGTCGACAACCTTGTTGCGCGCGGGCAGTGAGTAGCTGGTCATTAATCGACTCCTGGACGCTGCTTGAACTTGATGTCGAACCTGATCCGGGTCGACCTGGTCGAAAGCAACCGGCCCGCGCCGAGACCGGAGAGCATCTTGTGAGTCAGGTGGAAGTGCTGCGTGGTACCGCGCTGATCAGCGGGGACCGGCATGTTCGTCTTCTGCCAGAGCAGGTCTTGGCGGCCCTCGGTGTTACAGGCGAAGGACTGCTCTTCCTGAGCGATGCCCCCGAAGATCAGCCGGATAATGCCGAACAGCCCCCCGAAGTCACCACCGCCGGTGTTCTGCACAAGCGCTCCGACCACCGTGACCGTGACATCGGCGAAGTTCGCCCAGCTCGGAACCGCGATGTCGGTGTTGCCGGTGAACGGCCACGCCACGAAGGACGTCTGAGTGGACTCCAGCGGATCGTCTCCGTCGGGGTCGCCGTCGTCGTCATCGCCACCGGGGCACACCACCACCGGGTCGCCGTCGTCGCCGTCGCCACCGTCGTCGGGCGGCTGCACGGCACCGGTCATCGGGTTGACCACGGTGCGCAAGTCCTTGATCATCGACTGGATGATCGTGCCGGTCGACGGCGGGATGTCGATGCGCGCGAGGGTGATCGCCGAGATGCCGAGGTTCAGATCCTTGACCGACTTCACCGTGGCGGCGACGTTCGAAATGACGCGGGTGAAGATATACGGCCCGTTCGCCGGATCGGCGGGGATCTGCCACGGCTCGCCGGAGATGTAGGGGTTCTCGATCTGCACGACGATCAGGTCCGAGCGCCCGGTTCCGCTGGTCGGGGAGATCGCCACGACGTCTTGGCTGAACAGCCGCCCCATGTACAACTCCTTGGAGGCGTTCAGCGCGCGGTTGCCAACCGAGCAGGCGCCCGGCATCGCGCGGATCGAGGTGCCCGGAGTTTCCAACGCCTGGATCCGCAGGTCCGAGCTGGCGAACACGCCTTCCTGGCCACCGAGCGCCGCCCAGGCGAGCAGGCGCAGGATCTCGGGGGGCATAGCGCTGCCGCCGCCGATAGCCCAGGGGACACCGTCATCCCAGCTCATAAGGTGTGCCTCTCAGATCGAGGAGAAGGTTTCGCGCCAGGCGACGGTCATGTTTGCCGTTCCCGTTTCGTCCTGGCCGCGCAGCACGATCTCGTAGCTGCCCGGGTCCAACTTCACGGCGGACAGCACCGGGGAACCGGGCAGCAGCGCGCCACCGAGATCGAAGCCAGAGCTCGTGCGCACGCCGCGCGACCAGGGGCGGGGGTCGATACCAATCCACTCGCCCTCGCGCAGCGTGACGTTGAGACCGATCGCCCAGTGCCCGACAACTTCCACAACCGGGCGGGTGATCGGGCCCCGGAACATGAAGCACATCCACGCCGGATCGGTGCCGCCGAGGTGCACGACGCCCGGTTCGTAGCTGACCCCGATCGAGGTCCACGGGTCGTCCGGCGGCACGAGGTAGCCGCCGGCTCCGGGTGGCACGATCGAGACGGTGTTGGTGCGCTCTTCGTCGGAGTAGAAGTAGTCGTCCATGGCCTGGAACTGGGCGCCGGCAATCCACCAACCGTTGACGTCCTTCTCCGGCTGAGCGGTGCACTGACGGGTGCGGCCGTAGACCCGACGCACCCGGCCGTTGCGCGACAGGCGCAGCAGCGAGGCGTATCCCGGGGTGAGCCGTGCCTTGTCGTTGCGCCAGCGGCTCTTGAACTTGCCCCAGAGGTCAGTGGCCTCGATGCCGTTGCCGGGGACCGGGTAGTCCGGGATGATCGCCACGTCGAGCAGGAACGACGGGCCGCCCACGAAGTCGCGGCCGAACAGCAGCCCGTCGGAGCGCGGTGCCGGGATGTCGTTGTTGGCGAAGTCGGCGGTGCCGTAGTCGATGTTGGTGATGACGTACGGGGTCTCCATGCCGAAGACGAAGCCGTTGGGTGTGTCGCCGTCGAGTTCGTAACCCAACTCGGGGAGCTCAAGCTGCATGCCTACCTCCCACTGTGGACACCCTTGCGCGCGTACTTGGTCTGGTAGACGACTTGGTTGGCCAGCTGCGCTGCGGTGGCCGAGGGCAGCGCGGAGATGTTCCAGACGTTCGTGACTCCGGAGCCGGACTGCAGCTCATCGTTGGAGGTCGTCGAGAGCGCCTTGTTCGTGGTGGCGACCCACGCCATCTCCTGCATCGCGCCACCGACGCCGGCGACCCCCGCATCGACAACCGCCTGACCGGCATCGACGGCCGCGCCGAAGGTGGACTCCATGGCGCTGACCACGGTGTTCTTGCCCGCGAGCACGCTGTTGGCGAAGCCGGCGACGGTCATGTCGCCCCACTCGCCGGACACCTTCGAGGGTGACGCGATGCCGAGCATCGAGGTGGCCATGGCGATAGCCGCCGCGATCACCTGGGCGATGGCGTTGACCACCGTCGACTCTCCGGCGATGATCGCGTTCGCCAGAGAGATCATCATGTTGTTGCCGACCGTGGTCATGGCGTCGATCAACATGTCGCAGACGTCGAGTACCGCGTTGGCCATGGCGACGAAGGCATCGACGATCGGCTGCTGGCCGGCGGTAACAGCTGCTGCGAGGCCAGCCATTCCGGCGACCATAGCGGCGTTGATGCCGATGAATCCGGTGGTCACGGCCTGCTGCATGGCCAGCATGCCGGGCGTCACAACCAGCGTGGCGATGTTGGTGAAGGCCAGTGCGATCGAGGTGGTCAGCAATGCGAAACCGGTCGTGAAGGCTAGCTGAATAGCGATGAACCCGGTGGTGACCGCCAGTGCCATGGCCAGCATTCCGGGGGTCACGACCAACGTGGCGAGGTTGACGAACGCCAGCGCCACGTTGGTAGTCAGCAGCGCGAAGCCGGCGGTGAAGGCGGCCTGGATACCGATGAACCCGGTGGTCACCGCCAACTGCATGGCCAGCATTCCGGGGGTCACAACGAGCGCCGCGAGGTTAGTGAACGCCAGGGCCGCGTTGGTGGTCAGGAGTGCGAAGCCGGCAGTGAAAGCGGCCTGAATCCCGACGAAGCCGGTCGTGACCGCCAACTGCATGGCCAGCATGCCCGGGGTGACGACGAGCGCGGCCAGGTTGGTGAACGACAGCGCGACGTTGGTCGTCAGCAGCGCGAACCCGGCGGTGAAGGCTGCCTGGATGCCGACGAAGCCGGTCGTCACGGCCAGTTGCATGGCCAACATTCCGGGCGTCACGACCAGAGCGGCGAGGTTGGTGAACGCGACTGCGACGTTGGTCGTCAGCAGCGCGAATCCGGCGGTGAAAGCGGCCTGAATCCCGACGAAGCCTGTGTTCACCGACTGCTGGATGGACAGCATTCCGGCGGTCGCGCTCACACCGAGACCGGTGAATGCCGTAGCGAACAGTCCAGGGATCGGAGTGAGGCCGGTGGACACGGCGCCCGAGATCCCGGTCATCGACGCGGCGACCTGAGCGGCGACCGGGTCGAGTGGTCCGGTGATCGCGGTGTCGACCCCGGTCATCGAGGTGTCGACGTCTCCGGGCAGTGCGTCGAGTGGGGTGGTGAAGGCGGCGTTGACCACCTTCATCTCGGTGCCTACCGCCGTCGAGGTGCCGCCCAGCCCCTTGGCGGCGGCGGGCGCGGTCTTGCCGAACAGGCTCTCTACCAGGCCAGGTAGCCCCGAGAGCCCCGACTTGATGTCCGCGAGCACGCCCTTGGCCCACTCGGCGATCTTGTCGTGGGTCGACTGTGCCCAGTCGTTGATCGTCTTGTCGGTGTCCTGCGACCACTTGGTGATCGATTCGTTTGCCTTTGTCAGGCCACCGTTGATATCGGCGTCGAGTCCGTCGGACCAGGCAACGATCTTGTCGTGCGTGCCCTGCGCCCAGGCCTGGATCGTGGCGTCGGTATCGGTCGACCACTGCGCGATCGAGTCGTGCACCGCCTGCAGCCCGGTGTTGATGTCGGTGTCCAGGCCTTGGGACCAGCTGGCGATCGAGTCGTGCGTCGACTGCACCCAGCCCTGGATCGTCGCCTCGGTATCGGTCGACCAAGTGGTGATCGCGTCGTTCATCGCCTGCAGACCGCCGTTGATCGACGCGTCGAGGCCGTCTGACCAGGTGGCGATCGAGTCGTGCGTCGACTGCACCCAGGTCTGAATCGTCGTCTCGGTATCGGTCGACCACTGAGCGATCGAGTCGTGCATCGACTGCAGGCCGGTCTGAAGCGAGGCGTCGGCGGTGGTCGACCAGCTGGCGATGGCGTCGTGCGTCCGCTGCACCCAGCCCTGGATGTCGGCCTCGGTCGTCGTCGACCAGTTGGCGATGGCATCGTGCGCGCCTTGCATCGCCGTCTGCACCGTCTGGTCGATCGTCTCCATGGTGCCGAAGGCGGAGACAAGATCATTTACCAGCTGGATCGCCGAGGGAATCAGGCTGATGACGTCCTGGATGAACAGCTGCACACCCGGGTCGTTCATCGTCTTGTTGAGGTCGGAGAACCCCTTGGCGATGGCATCGATGGTCGACTGCGGCACGTTCTTGATCGCATCGCCGATGCCCTTGAAGGCCCCACCGATGTCGGAACCGATCTTCTTCCAGTCGAACTTGTTGAAGAACTTGGTCACCGACTGCACGAAGGAGTCGAGGCCGGGCGCCATGCCGGAGAAGGCCTTGACCCCGTTCTCCAGCAGGTCGAGAAAGCCCTGCGCGAGCGAGGAGACCACGTCGCCGAGACCTTGGAACGCCTGGTCGAGCGTGTCGACCCGCGCCAGGTTGTTGACCATGGCATCGAAGCCGGTGCCCACGGTGTTGATCACCTTGGACAGCGCGTCGAACGCCGACTTGGTGGCGGTCAGTCGCAGGAAGCCATCGACCAGGCCGGTGATGCCGGGCTGAATGCCGAGCAGCGCCTGCTTCACGTTGGCGAGCGTCGTAGCGATCAGCGAGGTGCCCTGCGCGGAGGCGAGGAACTTCGCCAGGCCCTGCGCCATCGTCGAGAGCGCCGAGGCGATGCCCACCATGCCCGTCTGCACCGTGGGCATCACGGCCTTCAGGGTGTTGAACGCCGGCACAAGCTGCTTGGCAAAGGTGTCGGAGACCGCCGTCTTCAGCGACTTGAAGGCCGGCTCCAAGGTCTTGGCCGCCTTCTTGATCCCGTCCATGCCGAGCGCGATGGCACCGATCGGGGCACCGATCAAGGCGATGGCGGCCGGCACCGCGAGCACAGCGGTCGAGACCAGTCCCCAGGCCGCCGCGAGCACGTCGACAATGCCGATCCCGGCCGCCGTGTACCCCGCGATGGTCAGGACCCCACCGGCGACGCTGGAGACCGTGCCGGAGATCTTCTCCCAGTTGCCCGCGAGGGTGCCGCCGATCGAAGCGACTCCGCTCATCGCGGAGCCCAGCAGCCCGGAGACCTTGCCGGCGACGTTCTCGACCTCATTGGCCATCGTGGCGAGCCAGGTGCGGTCGGTCTCCAGCTTGATCTTGACGTGGCCGATTTTCTCCGCCGCAAGCTTGGCCGTTTCGACCTGCGCGAGAAACGCCGTGGTGTCCGCTTCGAGCTTCGCCTTCAGCGTGACGTTGTTCATCAGCGCTTCGAGCTTGATCTTCTCGAACGCCTTGGTATCGGCCTCTACCTTGACCGTCGCCTTCTTGGCGTTGGTCTCGGCAACCGTCTTGTCGACCTCAGTCTTGGCGGTCGTGGTGTCGGCGCCCACCTGGATCTTGGCGTCGCGGACGTCCTCGAAGTCGACCGGGACAACGACCTTGGGCAACTTCAGTGATTCGAGCGCGGCGATCAGGCCGGCGACGTCGATGTCGAAGTTGACCTCGACGACGACTTGCTCGTTGATCTTCGAGAGCTCAGACTTGAGCTTCTGCGCAAATCCGCTCGTGTCCGGTAAAACTCGGACCGAGATCCGTGCGACCTCCTGACCGCCGGGGCTGCTCACAGAAGAACCCCTCCCGGTCAGTTACTTGCTGGACTCGTTGATCTGCATGGCCAGAGCGCGGCGGGCGTTCATGTCCGAGACACGTACGACTCGACCACGCTTCTTCTGCCGCTCCGGCGTGGCCTTGGGCTTCGGCGGCTGAACAGGCGCCCTGCGCATCCGCTTTCCAGCGCGTTGGTGATTAGCGCCAGCCAGCAGGTTGACCGCCTGAGCGAGTAGGTACGTCTCGATCGTCCAGGGCCGGTACTCGGCGCCGCCCTTCATCGCGGCGTACGTCGCGGAGTCGGCGGGTAGGTGCTCGACCAGCCAGAACACGTACCGAGGCGTGAGGTCGGTGCCGTCACGCCAGAGGTCTCGTAGATCCACGCCGTAGTAACGGAGCAGATCCGCGAGGACCGCCGGGCCGTGGTCGTCGATCAGCTGGACGAGCTGGCGGCTTCCCCCGGCTGCGCGCTCCCTTGGTACGCACCCCACGCCTGGCCGAACAGGGTCTCGTTGGTACGGCCTTCCCAGCGCTCGTATGCCGCCTTGTCGATGGCCACGAAGAGCAGGAACTCGTCGATCTTGGCAAGCAGCCGGTAGTAGGCCGCCGCCCGCTGACCGTCGATCTGGTCGCCCTTCTTCGCCGACCCCATTTCGGCGCTGGTCTTCGCCACGACGTCGTAGAGCTCAAACGCCTGTGCCTTCTCCAGGAACCCGAGACGGTGCAGTGGGCGGAACTCCGGGCACCCGGCGGGGAACTGCGGCGGCTCAGCCTCGTTGGCGATCACGTCACTGACGCCCGGCTTCGGGCCTTCGGCTTCCTTGGCGGCCTGCGCGGCGAGGCCCGGCGCGACGGTGTAGCCGCCATGTTCGGGGATGACGTTGCCCAGTGGGTCGATGGTGGTCACGGTGTCGCCTCGGCGGATCGGGTTACCGACCTCAGGCTCAGGCGCCGGCAGCTGCATCGGCAGGGACTGGTTGTAGCGCATGTCGGTGGGGTAGTAGGTCATCAGCGCGGGGTCTCCTTCACAGATTGCGCGGGGTGAGTAGAAGGCGTTGAGAGGCGGCGCGTCCCCGCGCGGTTCACGCCGCCTCTCAACTTGATCAGGAGCCGGGCGTGGTCGTGGTGACCGCAGCGGCCGGGGAGGTGCCACCGGTGAAGGAACCGGTCGCGGTCATCAACGGCGCGTTGTTGTCCGCCAGATCGGCAGCGAACGTGATCACGACCGGGACTGCCGGCAGCGCGCCGCCGGAGCAGACGACGCCGTCGGCGAACGGGGTGTCCAGGAGCCGCAGCGCGGACTGCACAGCCGAGGCCGCCGCGTTGTAGGCGATGGCCGCCGTGGTGTCGCCGTCGAGGGTCAGCGTGAACGTGCCGCCGGTGGGGACGCCGGTGATGGCCAGTGACTGCACCTCGGCGGTACGCAGGCCCAGGTCGTCGCCGTAGAACTCCATCAGCGCCGAACCGGTGATGCCCAGGATCGTGGCGCGCACCGGGAAGGCGAGGAAGTTCTCGACATCGACCTCGACGTCGTCATCGGAGCCGACCGAGACCTTGGGCAGGTAGACCTGCATCTCGTTGGCGCCATCGACGATGCGGACGAACATCGCCAGCTCGACCGGGGTCGGGATCAGCGCGACACCGAACACCCCGTCGACCGTGGTGTCGCCGACGCCGAAGTACATGCTCAGCGTGTCGTTGGACAGCTGCAGCAGGTGGATCGTCAGGGCGAACACCACCGGGTCGCGGCGGTCCCGGAGGGCCGGGTTACGCCAGGTGCCGAGGATGTTGCTGTCGCCACCGTCCTTGGTGATCGTCAGACCGTCGTCAATCGACGTGTGGCCGAGATCGCGCCACGGGGAGCCGGGGTCGGTCTTGCTTGCGGGGGCAGCGGTTCCGGCCGGCGCGACGAACACGTAACCGGTACCGGGGATGATGACTGCGGCATCATCGAGAGCCATGGTCAGTCCTCTCAGGGGAGCAGACACATCCCGGAGAGCGCGGCACCGGGTCGGATGGATGGATCAGGAACGCGGGGTTCTGAGGTTTCGAATCAGCAAGTCGTAGGTGGCGACCTGCCTCGAAATGTGCGGAAGGTCCGGGTCGTCGAACTGACGGAACCCGGTCGACTCGCGCCACTTGGCGATAGATCCGTACGGGGTGACGATCTGGTTCTCGGTGGCGATCACGAGGGATCGGGCTACCTGGTTGGCCAGCTCGAAGGTCGCCTGGCGCGGGTCCCAGTCCCGGCTCGGCTCGGCGTCGCACCAGACCTGGTAGTTCATCCAGAACTGGGTGGTGAACCGGGGATGGTCGCTCGCGCCGCCGGTGCGTTGGATCTTGACCAGTGGGATGTGGTTGGAGAGCTCGTCGTTGAGGTTGGACATCACCTCAACCGGCCGCAGCCCTTCCGCCTCGCGCATGTCGGCGAGCGTGTTGCGCAAGATCCAGAGCTGCACGCCCATGCCATCCACGAACGGGGCGGCACGACCTGCCTCTGACCTCACCGCAGCCCGCCGGTCAGCGCGTGAGCGCCTTCGATGAAGCGGCCGTTCTTGGCGACGTGGCCGAACTCGATGGCCGCCGCCGCCGGGCCGCCGGCACGATGCTTGTCGTCGAGGTTGACGAAGTAGTCGAGCTTGCCGTGCGTCAGCGAGATCTCGGCGTCACCGGAGTGGTGGTGTGCCGCGAGCTTGCGTCGCGCGCGGGCGTACAGCTCGTTGGAGGCCCGCTTCAGCGCGAAGCCGGTTTCCTTGTGATACGCCGCGACCCTGTTGCACTTCCGGGCGTTCATCCCCGGACCCCAGGCGAACTTGACCTTGGCCATCAGAGGATCTCCTGGAGGGTGCAGGACAGGTGGTTGGTGGCGGCCGAGAAGTTGCGCGGCATCGGGCCGCCGAGCACCGCGAACTTGCGCAGTCGACCCAGGTCCGGGTCGAACCACTCGACGCGAGACCACCAACCCAGTGGCGCGCTGGCCGGCGAGCAGATGAACTTGCAGGCCACCGACTCGTCCTGACCGGCGTCGACCTTCCGGGCGGCGAAGGCGCCCCGCGTGCTGGCCAGTGGCTGCATCCAGCAACCCCTGACCACCACGCCGGTAGTGCTCGGCCGCTTGACCGGGTTGCCCTGGTAGTCGGTCGTCTCTTCCTGCACGTAGATCGTGACGGTGTGCGGTCCGCTGCTGGTCAAAGCCACGACTCGCCCACCGCCTTCAGTCGTAGTACGGGAAGACGCCGACGTCGCCGACCGGGAACAGCTCGCAGCCGAACGAGTCCTCCAAGAAGACCCGGTCGCAGTAGGTGTCCCCGCGAGTGACCGGCTGCGTCCAGAGACCGGTCATGCCGGCCTGGCGGTGCAGCACCTGGACTTCCCAGGGAGTCAGGTACAAGCCGCCGTCCGGGCCGACTCCGTTGCGCTGATACGAGTAGTCGCCAGCGGTTTCGGAGCTCAGGCCGTCGGGGTTGCGAAGCTTCCGCTCGGCCACCCGCAGAACGATGATCTTGACGATTCGAGGCGCGGTGACGATCGTCGAGTCTTCCGGCGAGACCCAGGTGTTGCGGGATTCCTCGCGGACGATCTCCGACGCTTCGTCGAGCGCCGATTCCGCCTCGTTCAGATCGTCGTTCGTGTCGAAAGTCCGCTTCATCCGCAGTTCGAGATCGTGGACAGTCGCCAGCGGGGGGAGATTCACATCAGTCACGAGACTTCCTCAGAGACGTGATGGAGCACCGTGACTGTGGCCGTTCCAGAAGCGGTAACTGCGTAGAGGTCCGCCGGTTCGTAAGCCGTCAAGTGATACGCCGAAGGCTCGTTGCTCGGGTCCCAGCCGGCCGCCTTAGTCACGGTTGACCCCCCGAGGCCGATAGCACTGCCCGTGGAGCGAATGGAGACCGTCGCGCCTTCTGGAGCTAGAAATCCGTCCAAGATCTTTACCGGAGTGGTGCCGACCACGAACTGTTCAACCTTGAATTCGTACGACATGTAATTCACCTCCTCCGAGCAGGTAGAAGCTGCCGGCCACTCGATTCGAGCGGCCGGCAGCTACAACTCAGGCAGCCAGAGCCAGCTTGATGGCCCGCACGAAGGTGGGCGCGCCGCTCGTGGTGGTGGTGGGCGTGACGACCGGCGAGGTGCCGGTCAGGGAGCTGTTCACAACCAGCTGGGCAACATCGCCAGAGTCGGTGAACGTGACCACGACCGCCGTGGTGCTGATCGGCCCACCGGTCGCCGTGGCGAAGACACCCGGGAGGGCGCTCAGCGCGGCGGCGATGGCAGCGGCGGTGGCGTTGAAAGGCAGCGCCGACGTGGTGTACCCACGGCAAGTCAGGGTGAAGGTGCCACCCGAGATCGTGCCGGTCGGGGTCAGGGTCTGAACCTCGGACACCAGGCCGTCAACGACGGTGTTGGTGCCGCAGTACAGGTCGACCATGCCCCGGTCCTGCACGTTCCGGAAGTCGTAGTCCCTGATGTACCGCATCGCCAGACCCTCGAAGCTCTGGTTCGAGCCGAACGGCACGCCGCTCGGAACAACCGGAGCCTGGAGGTTCAGCACGAAGGCGGTGCGGTGGAACGCGACACCGAAGGCGGCCGGCAGTGCGTTGCTGACGATCACCTGGTTGAAGCCGGCGATGCGTCCGAGGGTCGCGTCCCGCAGCGCCGAGCCGGGGCCCGAGTCACCGGAACCATCGAAGCGGTTCAGGTGCGGGTCGTTCAAAAACGCTTCCTCCATGTCCGCCCCGACCACGATGATGCGGTCGTTCTGCGGCAGGTTGGAGACGTTCATGTACTTGCGGACCTGGGCCAGTCCACGGAACACGTCGTAGGTGTTCGAGCTGTCGGTGTTGGTGCCGGCCAGCTTGGCGCGGGGGATGGTCACCGTGTTGGCGTAGGTGGCGCCCACCATCTCGGCGGCCAGCTTGTTCTCCAGGCCCTCGGCGACGGCACGCACCTGCGGAGCGAGGATCTGTGCCGCGAAGTCGTTGATGTCGAGCGTGAGCTCCTCATCGGTGACCGGGATCGCGGAGTAGATGGCCTCGTCCAGCGTCACGTCGACGCTGTGCTCGGTCAGTTCATCCATCTGGATGATGCCGGTGCCCTCGGACGCGAGTCCGCGAGCGCCCCGCAGCGTGCGGGAGCGGGCCTGCGTACGGGCGGGCACGCGCATGGTGATCGTGTCGCCGGCGGCACCGACGAACGAACCGCCGGCGTCCTTCCACACGAGTCCGGGCAGCACGATCTCGCGCTGCAGAAGGCCGAGCGCGGTGGCCGCGATCTTCTCTGCCTTCAGGTAGCTGTTAGCCACGACTGAACCTCCTAGGGTTCTCGGGGAGTAAGAACCGCGAGCCGGCCGTGGCTACAGCCGTTGCGGTGTTCTCAGCGCGCCCTTGGGATGTTCGCCACGATCTTCGCGGGGTTCATCTCATCGACGGCTTCGTCGGGGTCCGCGCCGCCCTTGAGTCGTTCCTTGGGCTTGCCGACAACGGATCCAGACTTCGGAGCGCCCTCGGAACTGGGAGCGGGCGCGAAGTCGGCCCAGAGTTCCTTGGCGTCTGCCTCAAGATCGTCATCGGAGTCTCCGCGTAGCCGCTTCGCTACTTTGCGCAGCTGGGCGAGCGTGGCGTGCTCCGGTGCGTGCTCGATGGCGACGTTCATGTGCTTGAGCTGCGAGGATGCCGATTCGGCGGTACTCCTGTACCCGTCGCGCTCCTTTTCCAGGCGCTGCGACTCGGTCAGAGCTTTGTTCTCGAACTCGTCGATCTTCTTCTGTGCGTCACGCAGGTTCTTCTCGTTCTGGCGGGACAGCTTCTTCCACTTCTCGGCCTCGGTATCGACCTTGACGTCATCCGTTCCGGACCCGCCCGCCGCTCCCGTGCCTTCGGTGCCAGCGCCGTCGCCGTTCGAACCAGCGGCGGTGCCAGTCTTGCTGTCGGTGCCTTCGTCCTTGGTGCCGTCGTTCTCGGTGCTGTCGTTCTCGTCGCGCTCAGCCATTGCGGCTTCTCCCTGTTCATCCCGTTGCGGGCAACCCGAGACGCGGGTGACTCGGGACACTTGTGGTAATGCCTCAATCTGTGGCATCCTTCGAGCCATGAGAAAAATGTGGCTCGGCGTTGCGGTGGTGGCCTTCGTGGTCGCCGGCTGCGGCAGTTCCGAGCGCCCGGTCGTATCCGTTGCCGCGCACAGCGCTGAGCAGGAGATGACGCCCGCCGAGCGAATCGCCTACGGGCCCGGCTTCAACGTGGACGAGGCGAACCGCACGGTGACGAAGGTGATCGACGGCGACACGTTCGACATCGACACCGGTCAGCGGATCCGGGTGCTCGGCATCGACTCCTGCGAGATGTCGACGGTCGGCGGCGCGGAGGCCAAGGCGACCGCCGAGCTGCTGCTGACCGATGGCGTGTCGTTGCGCTCGCAGCCGGGTGCTCCGGACAAGGATCGCTATGGTCGGCTGCTGCGCTACGTGCGGGTCGCTGGCGGTGACTTCGGCGAGCTGATGGTCACCTACGACCACACAGCGGTGTACGCCGGGAAGAACGACGCCAGCCCCGAGTACGTGGCCAACCTGCGCAGCCTCGATTCGGGCGGCCGTAACTGTGCCGGCGCGGTGGTGGCGTCAGCTCCGAGCGACGATCACACCTACATCCCGGTGCCGATCCCGCACGGCGACAACCACAAGTCGCGGTTCTGCCGGCGCCATATCTGGTGCTAAGCCAGCCGCTGGTCAGAGGCCAACGACTGGCGCTTCGTCTCCCGCTGCAGGTCGGTGTAGAGACGGCGCCAGGCGTTGATCGCGTCCCGGCCGGAGTAGCGGTTCTCGATGTTCGCGCGCCAGAGTCGCTTGTAGTAGGCGGCCTGACCGGGCCACGCGCCGCCGGCCACGACCACTGGCTCGGCGGTGCAGGCACACGAGGGGTGCGCGAGGAAGCCGCCCGACTCGGCGGTCTCGTAGACCGGGCCCCGGCTGGCCAGCATCGCGCAGAACGCGCACGGGTCGCCGTCGGTCACGCGGATGTAGCGGGTGACCGAGGGATCGGAGCGAATCAGTTCCAAGATCGTGTCCCGGCCGCCGTCGAGCACCTGCTTGACCCCGGTACCGGAGACGACCTGCAGCCCCTTGGCCATGGCGCGCTGCTCGGTCTCGCCGCGCCCGGCCTGCTGCTTGAGGTAATTCGGGCCGGCGCCGCGCAGCGCCTTCAGCGCCGAGTCGTCGTACTGCGACCAGTCGATCTTAGGCGTGACCCAACCGCTCTGGTCCCGGTCCTCCGGCAGCCTGATCCGCGTCCGTGATCGACGACGTTCGTTGAGGTCGACGACAGGAGAGTCTGGCTCGCGGTGACCACGTACCTCGGGAGCATGCAGGAACTCGACCGGAGGCGCCGTCGTAGATGATCGTGGTACTTCTACCTTACGGTACCGGTCGTAATACGATTCCGCGACGTCAGCGGACTCCTGGCGCCACTTCCTGATGATCGGCATGACCGCCGCGAGCCAGGCCTGCGACACCTCGTCGATCTTGACCCAGCTCATCAGCCGCCACGTCGGGATGAACTCCCGGAGGAACTGAGCCTGGAGCTCGACCTGCGCGAGGCGGTGCGTCTCGGTCAGTCGGCGACCGTCCTCGGTGCTCGCCATCAGCCCGCCGGCTTCGCGGTGACAGACGCCTTCGGCTTCGGCGCGGTGCCGTTCGCGGAGCTCGACTGATCGCCCGGCACGCCCTTCGACGCGAGCTTCTGCGCCTCGGCCTGTCGATCGAGGTTGGACTGCATCTGCTCCAGGGGGTCCTGTAGCTTCGCCATGCGCTTCCACTCTTCGACATCGGACTTCTCGACGCCGGGGATGCGGCCCCAGAGCGCCTCATCCGGCACGTGCAGCATCGTCGCGGCCTTGCCCAGCGCATCGACGGCTTGAGCGATCGAGCGGATCGAGGTGTCCTGCCAGGTCACCCGGCCAGTGATGTCCTTGGCGTGCTTCTCATCGCCGAGGTACGAGCTGGCGAGGCGCAGCGACTGGGTGTGCGATCCACCGAAGCTGCGCTTGCGCTCGTCGACCTTCTGGCTCTGGCTCGCGCGCGCGGCGGCCAGCGCTTCCGCCGAGAGGTTGACCATCTTGCCGGTGAGCTCATGCGTCGGGGTCTGGGTGACGGCGGCGAGCGCTTCGACGTCGGCTTCGTGTGCCTCGATGAAGCCGCCCAGGCCGGTCTCCGGGAACGAGCCGAACTTGGTGTCGGCGTCGGCCGCGATCAGGAAGTCGTCCTGCGCGAGCTTCAGCTTCGCCCGGGTTGCCGACTCCTCGCTGTCCGGTTCGGCCATGCCCGCGATCCAGCGGATCTTCCAGCTGTTGAAGTGCTGCACGAGCAGCCGGTCGTAGCTGGTCTTGTTGATCCGCCGGGCCAGTGCGATGTGCGGCTCGACCTCGCCCGGAGTCCTGCCGTCGAGATCCAGCTCGTTGGCGTAGCGCACCACGGGACAGACTCCGGCGCCGTGCCGCTCGGTGTCCTCCAGCTCGAAGCGCGGCTTGTCGCCGGTGCCCGTGCTGTTCTTCGAGGACAGCCGCACGGTGTAGACGTTCTGGTCGTCGAACACCTTAAACCGCTGGATCGAGCCGTCGTTGTCGAGCTCTTCGAGGGCGTACTCGGGCCAGTCGTCGAACGCCGGGTCTTCGTAGACGGCGTAGAACTTGCGGGGGCTCTTGCCCCGGATCACCGGCATGACCTCCCCGGTGAAGTCCTCGCCGGGCAGCACAGTGGAGTAGGAGTAGCCGTAGGCCAGCGCCGCGCGGTGCAGCGCCGCCTGCCGCTTGTCCATCTGATTGGCCATCCAGATCCGCCACGGCCCCTCGGGGACGATCGGCTTGTCCACCACCGGCGGGATCGGGTCGTCGGGACTGCGCTGCAACTGCGCGTTGACCTCCGCCGGGTCCCCGACCGGGTCGAGCGCGCTGCGGTAGCCGTCCACGAACAGGCACTGCGCCGTCGAGGTCACGACCAGCCCGAGCCACGGGGTCTGCGACAGCTTCGCCAGCGCGCGCAGCTCGGTCGACGCCTTGCGGGGCAGCGGTACCGGCTCGTGCTTCCAGCGGTACCAGCGGTCGATCCAGTGCAGCCGCGTGCACTCCTGGCGGTGCTTGGGTAGCAGCACGTCCTGCACGATCTCGGACAGCTCAGAGAGGCCGCTCAGCGTCGTCACTTCGGATCCTTACGTCGTTGGAGTGCGGCGCGGCGCAGCTGGCGACCGGGACTGTTCCGGAGCTCGGCGCGACGCCGGCGCCAGTCGCCGAGCCACCGGAACAGTCCCGTCATGATCAGAGTCCCTTACCGGCGCGCCAGATGTTGAACGCGGTCGAGAACTCGGTGATCGGCGTGCGGTCGTAGGCGTCGGCCAGCTGGGCGTCCGCGTCCTCGGTGACCGGAGGCGGCGGGTCGATCGGCGGCACAACTACCGGGGGTACGTCGGGGGAGTCCCAGCCCGGGTCGCCGGTCTCGCCGGTCAGCGCGATGAACTGCGCCTTCGCCGAGTCGGCGTCGATACCGTTGGGGACGGTGCCGTCGGCGCGCTGCCAGTCCTTCTCGCCGTGGACCCAGTACTCCTCAATGAACTTCTCGGCGAACGCGACGGTCATGCGCTGCTTGCGGCCCCACGTCGCGCAGTCGATGTAGGCGCCGAGGCCCGAGCCACCGAAGCCGACCAGCCGCACGTCGTGCCCGCCGGACTCGCGGTAGCGCTTGCGGGGGTTGTAGTCCCAGGTCCGGCCGGCGTCGAAGTCGTCCATGGCGAAGTCTGGGAAGATCATGCCGATCGAGGCGCCACCGAACGAGTCGATGCCAACCTTGATCAGGTCCCAGTCGACGTTGCCGCGCGAGTCGATCGCGTCGAGCTGCGCGAAGGCCTCGGTGCGGTAGGTGGCGCCGGCGACCACGAAGCCGGTCTTGCGCGCGTAGCCGAAGGCGTCCTGCAGCGTCGCGCCGTTGTCGTTGCGGCCGGTCTTCGGGTCGTAGCCGCTGATCGCCGAGTAGCCCTTGAGCACCTCGGAGTCCGGCACCACGATAGTTTTGGCCTGGCCGTAGAACTGCAGCCCGGTCAGCGAGTGGGCCTGGTCCGCCATGGTGCAGTCGCCGATCCGGTCGTTCAGCGCCATGGTGGCCATCGCGTCGCACCACCAGTCGCTCTGCGGTGGCGGGGTCAGCGTCGCGGTGCGCAGCCGGCGCAGCATCACGTTCGGCTTGGTGCGGTCGTAGGCCTTGCGGCCGAGGCGGTGGCCATTCAGCACGGGGACAGTCATCGCGGGGATTACCTCCGGAATTGGTTGACGAGCCACTCACCGGTGAGTACGGCGGCGATGGCCCAGGGAGCTGAGATGAGGATGTTGATCAGATCTTGCATCCGCCGGCCGTGGTGAGCTCGCCTGCGGTGACAGGGTGGTCGGGGCCGGGGTTCTGGATGATCTGGTGGCTGCCGGTGAAGGAGTTCATGCAGGCGTCGGAGTCGCCCTTGCTGTGTCCCTGGCCGCCGACCCAGATGTCCAGGTGGTTCTGTCCGTCGCTGGCGCCCGAGTCCTCGACGATCACGTAGCGCTTGATCGGCGGGACGTAGAACCGGGTGCCAGGCGGGAACGAGCTGGAGGCCACGGCGGTCGTGATCGGGTCCTCGTAGGTGCCCTGGCCGCCGGCCTTCTGGTGCAGCTGCGGGCAGCAGATGTCCGCGCTGCCGGGTGGCGTGTTGTCCTGGTAGGAGTAGCCGGTCAGCTCGGCCTGGATGCTCTTCTCGGAGCCGGTGACCACGGGCGCCGGATCGACCACCACCGGGGAGTCACTGGAGTCGGCCGAGTCTTCGTCCTCCGAGTCAGAATCCTCATCATCGGAGCTGTCCTCATCGTCGTAATCAGACTCGTCGCTGTCGTCCCAACGGGCCTCTGACCAGGCATTATGTGCTCGAGCATGATCATCATGACGGTGGTCTCGGTGCCAGGATCCGGCCAGCGCGGGGGCGGTCAGAGCCAGCAGCGCCACGACAACGAGCGGGCCGAGCAGCCAGCGCTTCACAGGTAGCTGCGGAGGGTGCGTAGGAGCGTGGTGAGCTCGTCGGCCAGGTAGACGAAGACGGCCGCGTTGATCACCGACCCTCCGAATTCGAGGACTGACTGCATGGGGGAGTCTCCTTCACCAAACTTTGCCGGAGCGGGGCTTGACCGTGCTTGTGGTCTTGTTCAGCAGGACCCGACGGACCATGCGAGCTCCGACGGCACACACCGCCATGTCGATCTTGCGCTTAGAGTCGCGGTTCTCCTTGCCCAGCGAGACGCCCCATTCGTTCGGGCGGCGGCGGGCATTGAGGACGTGCGCGCGCATCGACCGGCTGCCGTCGTGGGTGAACCGGCCGTCCTGCACCTCGGTCACGAAACGCTGCGCGGCGATGGTGAACAGCGACGTGCGTTCGCGGGATCGCATGTCCCAGCTGATCGAGTGCTTCCGCTCGCCGGACATCATCGGCCAGACCTCCAGTCGGGGCCCGAAGCGCTGATGCCAGTCGTCGATCATCGGCTCCCAGAACCGCTCGCCTTCGTCGTCCCGGGTATCGGAGGGGTCCGCGAAGAAGGCTCTGACCTTGTACGACTCGAACATCGACTGGACGGCCTCGTCCACCTGGTCGCGGTCGACGATCCAGCCCTTGCCTCGCTCGCCGGGCGGCTTCGACCAGGAGTTGATCCGGAACACGTGGCCGTCGGTGACGCGACATCCAACCAGCGCGGTCGAGTCCTCCGACTTCGAGCCGTCGAAGAACGCCACGATCGCTTCGTCGGGGAGCACGAGCTGATTCGGCGCGGCGATGGCGTCCCACTCCTGCGGGGACATCCAGGCGTCCTCGGCCGCGTTGATCTGGTTGTACCAGAATCGGCGACTACGGCTCGGCGGGTTACGAGTGTCGAGAATCGAAGAGACGATCGACGGGATGTGCAGCCACGTCGAGTCGCCTCGGATCGTATTGATCACCTCGGGTGCGTCTTCGGCGGTCAGCGGCGCGGTCGGGGCCGCTTCGAGCGAGTCGTAGAGCAGGCCGATCGAGCCGCCGAGGTCGTCGGAGATCGCCTTTTCGTAGGCTTCCCGGTCGCGCTCGGCCACCGAATCCATGCCCGGCTCGTAGGCGTTCGTGATCCGCACCGTCCGCGCGGCGCCGCCGGGGCTCTTGGTCGCGTTCCGCTCGATCACGTCCGCCATGTCGTGGCCGTCGTTGTTCGACATCCAGTGGTGCGTCTCGTTGAGCAGCACGAAACTGGCCCGAGCGCCTTCGAGAGTGGTCGGGCTGGAGGTGACGGCTTGCATGAACCGAGTGCCCTGCAGCGCGTAGACCTGCTCCTTGGCCACCTGGATGTGGAAGCCCTTCTTGGCCTCCTCGGTGACCATGCCGGGCAGCAGGCGCATCGTGTTCTTCGTCTGCTCCAGCGAGACGGCGGCGGTCTGGATCCACGCTTCCGGAAAGTCCGTCCCGACCGGGTTGCCGGCCACCCAGTCACCGACCCGGCATGGTCCGATCAGCTCGAACATCGCCAGGCAGGCACCGAGCGGGTCCTTGCCGTGGCCCTTCAGCCGCTGGAAGACCGCGTCGCGCCAAGTCCAACTGCCGTCGGGCTCAACCGAGTACCAGTTCAGCACCCAGCGGGCCTGCTCCAGGGTGAACCGCCACGGCACATCGCGGGTGACCTGCAGCCATCGACCGCAGAACGTCAGCGCTTCCCAGCCCAGCGACCGCTCCGGAATCACCCAGTGGCGCTTGCCCTTGATCTTCTCGGTCTGCCAGGTCGGCCCGATCCGCACCGGCTCGAAGCGGTACTTCGGCAGGGTGACCGGTTGACTCAGCTCATGGCGGTACCAGGACTCGATTTCGGCGAGTCGCTCACGCTCGCTGATCCCACTGGTGGTGACCAGGAGGCCAGCCATCAGCCCGAGCGACCCCACCGGGCGTTGGCTGCCTTGCGGGCCTGCTCGCTCGCGGCCGAATCGGCGCGGCCATCCTCATCGGGGAGCTTCAGCTGCTTCATCAGATTGGCGAACGTGGTGCGGTGCTGACGCAACTCGGAAACCAGCGGCGCGGCGACGGGCTGCCCCATCGAGCCGACCCCGATCAAGTCTTCCGACTTCTGCCGCTCGACCATCGCGTCAATCAGATCAATCTCACGGCACGCCGACTCCAGCACGTAGAGCTCATCGACCCGCAGCGCGTACTTGGCCGTGATGCCGGCCCAGAGACCGAGTGCCCGGTCTCCCAGCTTCGGCGGCGGCTTCGGCTTCTCAGCCATATCGGGCTCCCTTCGCCAGATTGCACTTCAGGTGAGCAAGCTGGACATTCGCGCGGGTGTGATGACCTCCCCGACTCAGCGGCTTCTTGTGATCGAGGCTCGCGCTCATGTCGTCGGGGTACGTCAGCTTCTTGTCGACCTTCTTCTTGCACAGTTGGCAGACCCAACCGTCACGGCGGTAGATCTCCTCGTGGCGGAAGTTCTCGGTGGGGGCTTCGAGCTTCTGGGCGCGCCGACGCTGCCAACCGTCCTTCTTCATCTCGGGGGAAGATGGGCTCCAGGACTGTTTCTTCTTTAGCTCGGTCAGCTCTTCGGTGGTCTTCCACTTCGGCAGCCGCTCGCCGTTGGCCCGAGATTCGGCGGCCCATTGTCGCTGGTAGCCGCGCATGCGGTCCCGGTTGAACGACTTCCGGCACTCGGCCGCCGGGCAGACTTTCGGCGAACCGGGACGCCGCAGTACTCACAGATCCTGGGCGGGGTCACGTTGCCATCTTACCAGCAGAGTGCCTCACCCCGTGGCCGCTACTCAGCGTGGCCGGAGCGGCGGAAAAGATCCAGATTGGGCACGCATGACCTGCGCCTCTATCACGAGCCGGTCGTGGCCCAGTTGATCATGGAGGCTCCCCCCACCCTCTGTGACCGAGCCACTTTGTCAAGAGTCATCGGAAGGAAATTATTTTTT